CCGTAGTTCCCCAAGTGGCAGTACCAGATCTATCTATCAAAATTTTAGAAGATGTGTTATATTGAAGACCTGATAATTTCATGGTTCCACCGGACCCTACTTCAAGAAGAGCCCCAGGATTCGTCGTCCCGACCCCCACATTCCCGTTCGCCCCCACGAACAGCGCCGTGGTCCCTGAAGCGTTGCTGACACTCAAGCAGTTCCCGCCCCCGAACTGTCTCACGGTCAGCGCGTTCGCTGAAACTGCATTGCCGGTGACTAGGACCGCACTGGAGTTTATGAGCGTCGGGACCGTTGGGGCCCCCTGGTTGAAACTCATCGAGTACTATTACTTGGCGAGATTTGTTTGCGTGACTTATTCCGATGGCGCCACGGGCCACACGATCGCGAACGGGTCGGTCTGCGTCGTCACATCTCGCAGGGCCTGACGGTACGCGGCCCACTCGGACTTGTTTGGAACCTCGTAATCCGTGACGCTGCACGTCCAGTCGGATTCGTAGAGGAGGCGGCGCTGCTGGGCGCGGATGGAGGTCCACGCGGTTTGAATCTTCGATTCAACCCTGACGGGGTCTTCGAGGAGGACGATTTCACCTGAATCGTCCCGGACCGCCTGGTCTGCAAGGACGTCGAACGGGATTTCACATGGAATGTCGTCCGGGGCCCACTTCGGTCCCCCGTTGGCGTTGTACATGAGCGTGATGGTGAGGGTTTCCGAGTCAACTCGGGCGAAAGTCGTCATTTACTGTTTGTTCTTATTTAAAGTTCTGCACTTGCGGCCCAGCCAGCGATGTACGTCTCGCCGACCGTAAAAGGGGTGGCAGAATCTACAATGCTGATCCATCCACTGGTAAAAAAGCTGAGTGTTGGTGTAGTGAGTACCACGTCGGTCAAGCCTGTACCCATATTAGATATTCTATTCAAAGTTCCCGCGTATGAATATATTGACCCAGAAGCCAAACCAACATTGAAATTACCTCTTTTTGAAATTCTGAAAGGAACCTGGCCTCTGACGACACTTGTTGATATGGCCTTGACAATAGCAAAGTTTTGGTACTGACTGGCAGTACCTGGAGTTGTTTGTGGGCCGTAACTCGTTTCGTAGTACCTCTGACACAGAGCCAACTCGGTCGCAAACGGGCGGACCTCAAAAGGCGTGGCGACCGTGCCCTTCTCGAGCTGGACGCCGGTGATGTCAATAGTCTCGATTAAATTTACGTTCACGTAATTGTACAAGGCCAAGTAGTCTCCAGCAGTTCCTATAGTTTTTCCATTGATACTTGGAACGAAATACTGAAAAGTGTAGCGTTGCCAGTTGCTCGTGAGCACGTATGTTTGTTGAGACGTTGGGGAGAAGTCTACATCCGCCGATCCGGAGGTTCCGAAAACTTGACGCATGGCCGACATGATGAAAACAGTTCCGACAAATGCTCTGGCCCAAAAAGAGACGACGATGGGCTGACCTGCAAACGTCTGGACTCCTTCGATGTGCTGAATAAGGCAATTATTGTACAACCCCCCGGATCCGGCAACGGTCTGTGCGAACCGATAAAAGTACAAGGGATTTCCTGGAACATCCGTCTGCCCTGGAGTGAATGACTGTCTCGAAATAGTGCGGGTCGCGCCAGTGCCATCCCAGTTGTTGCAAAATCTATCAGTAGTGTATGTCCCCGGGGCTTGATTAGTGAAACTCGTTCCGCGCTGCCAAATGTCGAAGTTTCCGTTAATGATCCGGTTCTTGAACATAGTCGGATTCCCACCAGAAACCGTCCCTGAACACACAATGTCCCCAGCAACCTCCAGAGCTCGCGTGGGATTCACGACGCCGAGGCCCACGCGGCCGTCGGGGGTCACGTTGACGGACTCGATGGTGCCGTTGAAGCGTAATGAGCCGATGGAAACCACTAATGGTAATGCCGTCGTCAGGTTTTGCACCTGATTTATCACCATCCTAAAATAACTGAAAGCCTGTGAAGACGAAACAGTAGGAGAATAGTTACTTGCATTAGATCGCTGGTCCACGAGGGACCAATTCGTCCCGTCACTGCTCCCGAGAACGAACCACCGATACGGACCTTGTTGAGAGTTTCCTGAAAATGAATAGCTCGTTAGTACTATAGAAGTGGGCATCTGCACCTGGATCCACTCGCCTTGGTAAGAATTTCCAGAAATATCGACAGTGGTTGTTGCCGTTGAGGTACCAGGTGTGGCACTCGAGTACGATGCCGCCGAAACCCAAGAACCATAAAAAGCGTTGTACGCGTTGTAACCACTGTACTCACTCGACGCACTCGCCACGTAGACGCCCTGCCCATAGTAAGACAGACCAGTCATATTGGTCGCGTACCCGGTCATGGGCGCTGGCGGAAAGGCCAGGACGGTGTTGCAATTCGCGCCGCCGAGTTTAGGCACGACCATTTTGTTGGGTGAGAGGGGCACGCGCACGAGCAGACGAGTCGTCAAAGAGCCGCCCGTGACGTTCGACGCCGGGAACAGAGGGCTGGTCGAGGGCGTGAACGCGTTGTTGTTGTAGATCTGGGCCGCGCCCGAGCCTGTGGTGACCCTTAGGTTGGTGAGGGAGGAGGTCATTGGTAATGTGCCGCCAATAGTGGTTTGAAATGTTGTAGTTGGTATAATACCCGTCGTATAACTTGCGATTGTACCAGACATTGTGAACCCTCCACTCGTCCCGGCAATCAGAGTCTGTGGCTGACCATTGAAATATATTTGGAGACGTTTCGTAGACGATTGGTGAATAACTGCAAGGTGTGTCCATGTTCCAGTTGAAATGGACGTCGTGGTCAGTGCGTATGAAAGTACTGAATTTATAAAAGAATACCATGCGACGGTACCGTTTATATTATAGTACAAAAGCCAGTGAGAGTTTCCAATCGTATCACCTTGATAGACGACGAATTGTTGAGATGCCAGACTGCTCGGATTCACCCAAGCCTCCACAACGAAATCGCCGAACGCGTAGATGTTCGAGTTTGAGAAAGGCTGACCCGTCGTGCCGAAACTGATGTAAGCGTTCGCCGTCCCCGGGAACACCAGGGACCCTTCACCGGCCGCGGCGAATCCCGAGGGCGCCGACGAGGACGTCGTGATGAGCGAAGTCAAGTTTCCAGTGGCCAGTGACAAAGAGTTGACGCCGAGGTCCACGGGCGCGTACGTCGTCTGACCGAGTGTGCCCAGGGCCGTGATGCTGCCCTGGATTGTCACGTTCGCTTGGACGACCGATGACATCTCTACTAAGGAGGAGCATTTATTTCGGCCCCCTCTTAGGGAGCGTCAGGAGACGCTCCCCAAATATTTTCTCGGCTAGTGTAAGATGGGCTTCGTGTACCTCGTCAAGAACATTGAGAGCGGCAAGTGTTACGTGGGTCAGACCAGGCGGAAAAAGGCCGAGGACCGCTGGAATCAGCACAGGTGGTCCATCACCAGTCCAAAAGAGAACGGAGTCCTCAAGCGCGCCATGAAGCTCCACGGACTCAATAAATTCTCGTTTGAGGTCATCTGCGAGATACCAAACGAAGATCTCGATGCCCGTGAGATTCATGAAATTGCCGATAGGGACACGATCGCCCCGAAAGGATACAATTTACAAAAGGGTGGGAAACTGACGTCAGCGCACCCATCCACGCGTGAACGTCTGAGTCAAGCTCTCAAGGGAAAGGGTATGGGTCGCAAGCACACAGAGGAATCCAAGCGCAAGATGAGTGAAGCGAGCAAAGGTCCCAAGAGCTACCTGTTCGGGGTCAAACTCACGGACGAGCAAAAGATGCAGAAAATGCTTGATAGCACGTTGGCCAAAAAGGTGAACCAGTACACACTCGACGGAAAGTTCATCAAGACGTGGATGAGCGTGTCACAGGTTCACCGTGAACTGAAAATCAAAGAGGTATCCAAGACGTGTAGTGGCGTCTTCAACACTCAGGGTGGGTTCAAATGGACCTGGTACACGGGTTCCGAAGAGTATGTGAAGCCCGTGAAGCACTTAAAAATAATTTAGTCAGCGTCAATAAGGAATGACCGAAGTCTATAAAGGACTGCCCATCGAACCCATGTACGAGGCGTGGAAGGCCCAGGAGGACAAGAAGGCCGAGTCGCACCGCAAGAAGCTCGAGCGGGACCGGAAGGCCAAGGAGCGGTACCGTGAGAAGAACCGCGAGAGACTGAACCAGGAGGCCAAGGAGTATTACCGGGCCCGAAATGAGAGGGTCGAGGCGTGACTCAGGGCAGCGTCAGGACGCGCTCCCCAAAATATTTTCCCAGGCCATAGTAAGAATGGCCCCCGTCACACTTTGCACGACGCCCAAGAACGCCGTCCAACTTGCGACCGAGACTGAGATCCGCCGGTTCCTGGAGGTTCACTCAGGCGCCAGCGAGATCCTGACGACCAAAAACGCCAAGCGTCCGTACTTCCAGAAGACCATACTGACGGGACACCAAATGCCGATCGAAGAGATTGTCAAGAATCACCTGGCGCCTGCCGAAGGCGAGATCAGGGAGC